GATAATTTTGCTGCTATTTGCTAATGCCATAAATAATGTCGAAGCTGCAGAAAGCGAGGAAGAAAATGAAACTCATTTTGAGAAAGCTGCAGAGGTTCGGACGATGCAAGGGATGTTTCGCGAGGGATGAGCGAGCCTAAAAAATGATGCACTATTAGCCAAAAAGGCCTCTGCCCGCAATGGGTAGAGGCCTTTTATGCGAGGGTAACGGCGGGGGTAACAGGATAGAAATATTGGGCATAATCGAGAATTTGCCAGAATAGTCTAAATATGAAAAAACCTCGAAACCGCAACGGTTTCGAGGTTTTTCTTGGTCCGAGTGGCGAGACTTGAACTCACGGCCTCTTGACCCCCAGTCACCGAAAAGTGACGGAATATCAACGGAAAATCGCTCGAGGGGGGTAACAAGGGGGTAACGAGGAAACTATATCGCATCTGTGATTTTTCGGAGGTCTGTCAGGTTGACATCCTGATAATAGCGCAGCATTTCAGGACTTGCATGACCGATCAGTTCGAGCTTGTCCTTGTCCGACGCCTGAATGTTTTTCATCAGCGTCGCGAAGGTATGGCGGCACGTATGGGGAGAGTATTTGTGCCGCTTGTTCTCAATCGGATTATCAATGCCGATGGCCTTTAATGTGGGATAGAAAACCTCGTCGCGAAAATAGTCATATCTGAACGCGTTTCCTTCTTCGTTGCAGAACAGCGCGCCGGATATCTTATCTTTCGACAGCCGGTCTATGATGGGCTGAATCTTGGGGGATATCGTGACGGTTCTATTCTTGCCCGCTTCAGTCTTGATACCAGCTCGAAGCACCTTTTCTTTCTTGTCGTAGTTATCAATCGACAGGCCGAGAAATTCTGTAGGGCGGAAGCCGAGGTAACACATGCAGTAGATATAGTCGGCGTATGGAATCACGCCGCAGGCCTCTTTTATCTTTTTGATCTGGTCGGCATCAAAACTCGCGCGCGGCGCGGCGTTTTCACCGGTGACGGTGAGATACGGGGCCATACTCATAGGGGCGTATCCGCGCGGAACGGCGTACTTATAGATCAGGCTGCACACGGTGCGCATGTTCTTCTTTGTCTGTTTGGCGCGCGGGCAGTCATCAATGCATTCTTGGATGTCATCAATCTCGACCGCGGCCAGTTTCATAAATTCGATCGATGCAAAATACTTTTCGGCAGCGGCATAGCAATTCAGCGTGGACTTGTCGGCTCGGTGCGTCGGGAACCATAATTCGTATGCCTTGCGCCAAGTGATATCCTTTTCACGGGGCTTTTGCGTCCGCAGCATAGGGATATATTCTAAGGCTTCTCGTTTTGTGCGGAAGCCGCATTTTTTTGCCTTCACGCGGGTCAGCTTGCCGTCCTCTTCGCGGTAGCCTTTGGTGATTTCGGCTACCCATGAAGAGCCGCGCTTATAGACTGTGCCTGTCCCGTTGCCGCGCTTTGTGGCCTTGCGGTCGACGGATGCCTGCTTTTTCCCGCACATAGGACAAAACAGCGCGCCATCCGGCAGCGCTGCTTTACATTTGATGCAGTTTCCCATGTCAGCCCCTCCAAAAACCATAGTCGACGCAGTGCATATCGATATACAAACCCCATGCAGCCAGCAACACCACCATGATAAACAGAATTAAAATCACGCCGTTTCGGATACGGACGCCGCGCCGCATGATCTCAATGGTATCAGCCTTTGCGTCAACATGGCGTTCCAACTCATCATTGCGCGCCTGCAAAGTTTCCTCGGTCGGCGTCAAGTGTTCGGAAATTCCGAATATTTCATCAAGGGATATGCCGAGCACCTTGCAGATCGGCGCGACGGTATAAATGGACGGGGCTTTCGACAGCTTGGAAAAGAAGTTCTGGACGGTGGACAGCGGCACGCCGGAAGCGTCGGAAATGTCCTGATAGGTCAGTTTCAGTTCTTCTTTACGGATTCTACACAGCTCTTGAATGTTCATTTATATCACCTTAACTTTTCCGGTTTTCGTACTTTTGGGGTGCCAAAAGTGGGTCTGTCGAACGCGGTCGAATGCCGTCGTGTTGCAAGGTCTTGGTATTGAAGTGGTAAGGTAAAGCGCGATATGGTCAAAACAAGCAGCGGCGACCGCTCCCCGCTGCTGCCGAAAAGCCCTCGCCGGTGTTGCAGAGGCGGCGAGGGCTTTTACTTAAATATCCGGGAAAGAATCTTTTGGCACTATATCAGTGCTCATATTCCCGTTGGATACTTTATAGAGAGTAAGCGTCCAACCGTAAACCATCTCGTCATCTGCGGTAAATTCAAACATTTCGTTGCATTTGAAGTACTCGGTGTTTTCACCAAACTTATATTCTTTCCCGTACCAGTCCGAACCATACGCATAATAGATTTCGTATGTCCCGAGAGGAACATCTACTTCGGCACTTTTTGCCGACACGAGGAAAGACATCGCTCCGTTAGATATTGCCTCTCTGTCGATTGGGTTTAGCACGATATAGAAATTTGAGCCGCCGGCGGTTTGTACTGTCAAAGGTGCGACCTGATCGCCAGACGGATATGTGACAATCTGTCCGTTTTGAATGGGCACAGGCTGCAATGGAACGAGCCTGCCGCCCCCGCCGCCAGTTGTTTCAGTTGTTGACTTTATTGGTGGGGTGTCATTCATGTCAGATTCTTTCAAAGGGACATCTTTTTCGATTGAAATCCAGATGACCCCGCAGATGACGAGCGCGAAGCACAATGGTTTCAATGCTGCCAGCAGAAGATCAACTTCCGGAGAGCGCCGCTTCCTATTTGGCTGCTTCTGCCTGTTTCGCTTGGCTTCGTTTTCTAAAACCATTTGACGATAGACGCGGTATTGCTCGACGGTCATTCCCATCATGAACGCGTCGTATTCTTCTTGCGTCATTTGAGTTAGGCCGGGAGATTCGTCAAATTCATCAACTGTTGGTTCAACGGGATAATCATGGATATCGCGTGAGGCGGATTCCGGCTCAACCTGCGTCGAGGTTTCTGATACCGCCTCATCAGGGGCAGGCTGCTTTGACTTAGAGGACACCGCCTTAATGACTTTCTTTACTTTGCGGTGCTGGTAGTGCGCTTGCTTTTCAAAGTAATTCGGGTCGGTATACAATCCCATGCACAAGACCTCCTAAAACCATTCCGCCGTGGTGAAATGAACCTCGGCGCGGTATATGATAAGTGAAACTATTTACATACGGAGGATAAAAAGATGAACGACAAACAGCGCCAAGAGTACTTAACGATGTCAGATGCGCAGAAAAAGGAGTTTTTGCGAAAAGAGGTAGAGCGGATCGCCGCGCTGCCGGAAAACGAACACGACGCGGCCTTTGACGCGCTACGCGAGGCCGTCATGCCGAAAATCACCGATCTTCCGGTGAAGGGGAGCGATCTGAGCTACGGGGAATATTGTCAAAAGAAAGGTCTCGATTGGCGTACAGGGGAACCCAACCGCGCATGAGGTCGCCATAGGGCACGCAGAACGCAGCGGCGACGCGGCGCAGCTGCTCGTCGGTGGGCGCTTCCAGCCCGAGCGCGATATTTCCCGCCACGTTAAAGTCACAGCCGATGATCTGCTGTAACGTGGCCGTTGGGACCTTATACTGCGCGGCCAGAATCGCGACAGGGTGCGGCGACCAGATGCGCGCGGTATCCATATCTACATATGGGCGCTCGTCCTCTTTGGGGGCGGGCGCTTTTTCTGTGCCTTTTTCCGGCAGAGCGGGAAGCTCGTCGCCATCCAGCTCGGCAAGCGTGATACCGAAATGGTCGGCGATCTTCTGGCGCGTTTTTGCATGAGGGATAGCTTTTCCAGCTTGCCAATTTAACACAGCTTGGTTTGTCGACCCAATTATCTTAGATAAGCGATAGGCAGAATAGTCCCTTTGAGTCATGCAATAGTTTAGATTTTCGGTAAATGCCATAAATATTGACCTCTATTATTGTGTACAATGATACGTAATCATTTATTGACATATGCTCAATCATTAAGTATAATTAAGACCGAGGACAGGTACTGAAAAGCCAAGCCACCCCGACAAATCGAGCTGGCGCGAATTAATGTTTGTAGCAAAACTTAGAGTAGCACCAATGCTCCAATTTGTCAACATTTTAATCAAATTTGGAGGCGAAAAAGATGGGGTTCCCTGAAAACCTTGCTCGGCTACAGGCTGAGCACGGCGAGACGAATTATCGTCTTGCGAAAGAGATCGATGTCTCGCAGACGTCGATCAAAAGCTGGAAAGATGGCGCTTGCTACCCGCACCCGCGCCACATCAAACGGCTTGCCAAGCACTTCAAGGTAAAGGAAGAAGCGCTTACGGGTAAGGAGGACACATGAACGAGCTAATCAAGATCACTTACAACAATGACCGCCCTGCTGTCTCTGCGCGAGACCTGCACGATTTTCTCGAAGTGAAGACGGCTTATAAAGACTGGTTCCCGAGAATGTGCGAGTACGGGTTCACCGAGGGCGAAGATTTCAACCCGCTCAAAATTGAGCGAGTTCAAAACGAGGGTGAGCGCATGGTTGCTCGAACGGTTGACGACGCAGTGCTCACCATCGACATGGCGAAAGAGCTTTGCATGATCCAGCGCAATGAAAAGGGCAAGCAGGCTCGCCAGTATTTTCTTCAAATCGAAAAGGACTGGAACAGCCCGGAGAAAGTCATGGCCCGCGCGCTGCAAATCGCAGGGGACAAGCTCAAGCGGCTTGAAAGCAAGGTCGAGGCCGACGCGCCGAAGGTGCTTTTTGCCGATGCGGTCAGCGCAAGCAAGACTTCGATCCTCGTCGGCGAGCTGGCGAAGCTGCTGAAACAAAACGGCGTTGACATCGGGCAGCACCGACTGTTCCGTTGGATGCGCGAAAACGGCTATCTGATTCGCCGGAACGGCACGGACTTCAATATGCCAACACAAAAATCAATGGACTTGGGGCTTTTCACCGTTAAGGAAACGGCAATCACCCATTCTGACGGTACGGTGACGGTGAGCAAGACCACGAAAGTCACCGGCAAAGGCCAGCAGTATTTCATCCAGAAGTTTCTTGGAGAGGAAGGAACACGCAAATGAGCATAAATGAGTTTGCCGGTAAAGTCGATTCCATAGGGTGTGATCTTTCTGGTGTGACCGACACACTGTCCCTCTGCATCGCAGGGGCAATTCAAGAAGGCGAACTCTCTGAGACCGGAGACTGCCGGTTTTACGGGGCACTGATTCAGATTGAAATGGCGTTACGGCGCGTGGAAGAGGAATTGTGCTGTGAAGCTCAAGCGGCATTGGACAGCAAGGAGGAACGCACATGACGGTGGAAGAAATGCTTGCATCGGACAAGCCGGTGCTGACACCGGCGGATATCGCGCCGGTACTCGGGCGGAAGCCCTATTCGATCAGCATTGCGGCGAAAGACCACCCCGAACAGCTCGGATTTCCGGTCAGCCGCATCGGAACGATCACGGTCATCCCGCGGCTTTCGTTCCTGAAATTTCTTGGATATGAGGTGGAGGCATGATCGACACGTTGTTTTTCGGCGGCATCGCCGCTGCGGTGATCGCGCTGAACGGCTGTGACTTTGCAACCTCCCTCGCCGTCATCGGCGCATGCGCGGTGTGCAAGGCGCTGTATGAGCTGCTGCCGTATATCGACAGGGGGTGCAGACGATGAAACGGCACGACAAGCGCACGAGAGAGCAGCGCAAAGCGGACGAGGCGATGCTTTTTGCCGGTATTTGCCTGTTGCTGGCGGCAGTGCTCATCGCGGTCTCGGCGATGATGTGATGTACCACTGCGAATGGTGCGGGCTGACCTTTGACGAGCCCGACGTCTTGCGCAGGCGCGAGAACCTTGACGGTGAGCGCGGCTATGCCCTTGTGACGGAAAAGTTCTGCCCGGACTGCGGCGCAGAGGAAATGTATTTTGAAGAATTGGAGGAGACCGAAGATGGATAACACCCTGATGAAAGTGACTCAACTCCCCGTGATCGAGGAGCATTTGAGGAGCCGGAAGGAGCAGACGGAGCAGCGCGTCGCAGAGGCAATGAGCCTTGTCTGCACCGACGAGACCTTAACCAGCGTGAAGAACATTCGCGCCGAAATGAACCGCGAGTTTGCCGATGCCGAGACCCAGCGCAAGGCCATTAAAGCCGCAATCATGGAGAAGTACGACAGCTTCGAATCCGTCTACCGTGAGTGCATCGCCGACCCGTACAAGCGCGCCGACGCAGACCTGAAAGCCAAGATCGACGCGACGGAAAGCGAGATCAAGAGCCGCTGCAAGGAAATGCTGCTGTGCTATTTTCGGGAGCTGTGCGCGGTCAACGAGATCGACTTCCTTTCGTTCGGGCAGACCGGCGTTAAGGTCGATATGGCGAGCGCCAGAGCCAAGACGCCGAAGAAGCTCATGGAGCAGATCAAGCTAAAGGTGGACGGCGTGGCGCAGGACATGAAAACCATCGGCACGATGAGCGAGAACGCGCCGGAGATCATGGTGGAGTACAAAAATAACCTCGACCTCTCGCTTGCGATCTCCGTTGTCAACGAGCGTCACCGCCGCGCCGAGGAGGAGCGCGAGGCCGTGAAACGCCGCACGGAAATGGAGGAGGCCCGCGTTGCCGGAGCACCCGTCCGCGAGGATACTGGCGCAGCGGCCCCGCAGGTCGTCCCGAAGCGCGTGGAGCAGGCGGTGGTCGAACGCCTCACGGTGTCGTTCCGCGTGACCGATACGCGCGAGCGCCTGCGCCTTTTGAAGCAATTCCTTGTCAGCAATGGCTATCAGTACGAATGATTATTTGAGGAGGATATTACCATGAACGAAATGCAGACCTACAACAGCACCGAAGTTGTGAGCGCCAAGAGCGTGAACACCGAAATGATGATTTCCCGTCAGGCGCAGGAGGTACAGGCGGCAATGGTCGTCGCCAAGCGCTTTCCCCGTGACGAGATCGAAGCGAACAACCGCATTCTCAACGCCTGCAAGCGCAAGAGCCTTGCCGAGCGCGCGATCTATGAATATCCGCGCGGCGGCGAGAACGTGACCGGCCCCTCAATCCGTCTCGCCGAGGTCATGGCACAGAATTGGGGCAACCTCGACTTCGGCATTACCGAGCTGGAGCAGAAAAATGGCGAGAGTACCGTCATGGCCTACTGCTGGGATTTGGAGACCAACACCCGCCAGACAAAGATCTTCACCGTGCCGCATATCCGCTACACCAAGAAAGGCAGCGTTGCCCTCACCGACCCGCGCGACATCTATGAAATGGTCGCCAATCAGGGCGCGCGCCGTATGCGCGCATGCATTCTTGGCATTATCCCCGGCGACGTGGTAGACGCCGCTCTTGCGGCGTGTACCAAGACGATGATGGGAAAGAGCGATGAACCCATGATTGACCGCGTACGCAAGATGGGACAGGCGTTCAAGGACGATTTCGGCGTACCGATGGAGTGCCTTGAAAAGTACATCGGTTGCAAGGCCGAAGCGTTCACGGCGCAGAGCATCGTGCGCCTGCGTAATGTATATACCTCACTAAAAGAGGGACGCGCGAACCGCGAGCAGTATTTTGATCTTCCGACCGTCGAAGTGGACGAAACTACAGGCGAGGTCAAGAACGAGCTGCCCGCTCCCGCTGATGCCATCGGTACGCCGGACGACGGAAAGACCGGCATTCCCAAGCAGGTGAGCATGAATGATCTGTAAGGTCAAGGTCATTTCGACCGGCTCCAAGGGGAACGCCGTACTGCTGAATGATGAAATACTCATTGACTGCGGCGTTCCCTTTCGGGAACTCGAACCATACTGCAATGGGTTGAGGCTCGTCCTGCTGACGCACGTTCACGGCGACCACTTTAACCCCGAGACCATCAAGCGCCTGCACTTCCTGCGCCCTGCGCTGCGCTGGTGCGTCCCTCCGTGGCTCATGGACCCGATGGGACGCATCGGCGTGGACCGCCGCGTGACCGACGAGGGCATGGCAGGCCATGTGCTGTTCTACTCCTGTTCCCTTCTCTACCCCGTCTATGTGTCCTACAATTCCATTCCTCACGATGTTCCGAATTGTGCGTGGCATATCGAATTTGCAAACGGCGAGCGCGTGTTCTATGCGACGGACTGCGCCTCGCTGGACGGCATTGTGGCGCAGGACTACGACCTTTATCTGATCGAAGCCAATTACGGCGAAGAGGAGATACAGGAGCGCATGAAGCGCAAGCTGGAGGCGGGAGAATTCAGCTATGAGAGCCGCGCGATGGAGAGCCATCTATCCCGCGAGCAGGCGCGCGCATGGCTCGCCCAAAACGCCGCCATCGGCAAGAGCCATGTGCTCTATCTGCACCAACACCAAAGCGAGGAGGAATTGAAATGAGCATGAATCGAATCTGCCTGATGGGACGCATCGGGCGTGACTTGGAGCTGAAAAAGACGAACAGCGGCGTATCCGTTGTGTCGTTCCCTCTTGCCGTTGATCGCAACGGCAAAGAGGGCGGCACAGACTGGATCGATGTTGTCGCATGGCGCGGCACGGCGGAAGTGCTCTGCAACTACGCTGATAAAGGTCGCATGATTGGCGTTGAAGGGCACTTGCAGATGCGCGACTGGACGGACAAGAACGGCAACAAGCGCAGGAGCTACGAGGTGCAGGCCGACAGCGTGTATTTTGCGGACAACAGGCGTTTGGAGGGGAATGATACCACCGCGCCGCAATACGCCGCAGAGAGCGCCGCAGGCGGCTTTGCAGAGGTCAGCGAGGACGACGGCGAGCTGCCGTTTTAAGGCGGTGGCGGTATGGGAGCTGCATCTACAAGGTGCTATGTAAAGGCATATTACGACTGGATCGAGCAAACAGCAGCACTGGAAGATGACGAAAAAGGCCGTCTGTTTGTTGCGATTTTAGAATATGCCAGGTCGGGTGAAATTCCAGACAACCTCGGGAGAGAATCCCTTTTATTTCCGGTATTTAAGTCGGTCGTTGACCGTGACGCTCAAAAATCTGATGCGCTGGCTCAGAATGGAGCGGCTGGCGGCAGAGCACCAAAAGCAAATGCAAGCAAATGTAAGCAAACGCAAGCAAATGCAAGCAAATGTAAGCCTACTAATAACATAAGACATAAGACAGAAGACGAAGAACATAAGACAGAAAACGATATACCCTCTAAATCCCCCTCTACGAGGGACGCATTCGAGCGTTTTTGGTCAGTTTACCCGCGAAAAATCGGGAAACAGTCTGCTAAGAGAGCTTTCGAGCGGGTCAAAGTCCCACTCGAAACACTTGTGACCGCAGTGGAGCGGCAGAAGTGCAGCGACCAATGGACGCAGAACAACGGGCAGTTTATTCCACACCCCGCTACATGGCTGAATCAAGGCCGGTGGGACGATGAGCTACCCGAGAGCGGCAGAGGGTATCACTACGACTACGGCAACACGGAGGGAAGCCTATGAACGTTGACGCATTGATCGACAGCATCGCGAAAAAGGCCGAGCCTGTTCGTGATCTGGTCGATTACGAGAAAGACGGGCTGCTGTACTGCGGCCATTGCAACACGCCGAAGCAGTGCCGCATCCCCATCGGCGGGAATGTCCGCCTTGTCGGGTGCCAGTGTGCTTGCGCGGCGCGAGAGTACGAGGCCGAGAAAAAAGCTCGCGCTGACCGTGAGAAGCGACTACGCATCGAAACGCTGCGTGCTGACGGAATCCGCGACAAGAGCCTGACGGCGTGCCGGTTCGACAAGGCGACGATGAGTGACGAGATCGTCAAATGCAAACGCTATGCCGACGCATGGGACGATATGCGGCGCGAGAACAATGGGCTTCTGCTGTGGGGCAACACCGGCAACGGGAAGACCTTCGCGGCGGCGTGTATCGCCAACGAGCTGATTGACCGCGGGATCCCGGCGATGATTACGAGCTTCCCGCGAATCCTCAACGCGGGATACGACAAGAAAGAAATCGTCGAGCAGGTGCACTATTACCCGCTGATGGTGATCGATGATCTCGGCGCAGAGCGCAGCAGTGAGTACGCAATGGAGACGGTTTACACGGTCATTGACGAGCGATACAAGGCCAAGAAGCCGCTGATCGTCACCACAAACCTGACGCTTGACGAGCTGTGCAGGCCGAAAGACATGGCCTATCAGCGCATCTATGACCGCATCCTCGAGATGTGCACGCCACTGGTATTCAAGGGCGATAGCATGAGACGCGACAAGGCAAATCAGCGCATGAGGCACGTCAAATCGGTGTTGGCAGGCGGTGCGCCGTGAGCGGGTATCGCGGGGGCATTTTCAAGTGCCCGTTTTACTCGCGGGACTACCGCGACTATCTCAACTGCGAGGGCGCACAAGTCAAGCTACCAAAAGAAGAGCTGGACGAATACACGCGGCGCTACTGCGCCAACGAAGAATGGCGTCGCTGCCCGATCGCTCGGGCGCTGACGCTGCACTACGAAAGGACGGAGAACCGATGAGCGAAAGAAACAGAGACAAGGTAAAACGGCTTGAGCACGAGCTTGGCAGATATCAGAAAAAAGTCGGCGAGCTGATGGAAGCGAATGCGAAGCTGCGCGAGGATTTGGAAGGGCTGAACCAGCTGCGCATGGCGTTCGACGCTTGGATTATCCAGATCGCGCTTGCCTACGGTGAGGCAGTGAAGGACCCCGACACGGGAGAAGATATCCCACGCATGAAGGCGCTCCACCTCGAAAGACCGAAGGTGAACCCGCTGCTTGGGCAATACGAGATTCACCAGCGCGTCGATGAGAAGAACGTGATGCATATTGCGGTCGGTCTGCGGGACGACCCCGCGGACAGCAAGGCGGAGGTAAACGATGGCTCTGACATCGGCTGACCTCGCGAGGCTCGGGCCGTAGGCGCAGAAGCAGGTGCTTGACAAGCTGGCAGGCGCGCAGAAGCCGAAAAAAAGCAAATACGGAAACCGCAAGGTCGTGTGCGACGGAATCAAGTTTGATTCCGAGCGTGAGGCGGCGCGGTTCGGCGAGCTGAAAGTGCTGCGAGCGATGGGCAAGATTCGCGATTTGCGGTTGCAAGTCAATTTCACACTCGTTGAAGGCTACACGACCATCGAGGGTGAGAGAATCAAGCCGATGGTCTACCGCGCGGATTTTACCTACGAGCGGGAGACCGAGCCGGACTGCAACGGCACGGTGCACTGGCTGCGCGAGGTCGAGGACGCGAAGGGCGCGAAAACGAAGGACTATCTGCTGAAAAAGAAGCTGATGCAGGACAAGTACGGCATCACGATCCGCGAGGTGTGAGATGAGCTTTGAGCGCTGCCGATCCTGCCTGCCGCCGACTAGGTATCCCGGATGCCAAGACCATTGCCCATACTACGCGGCGGATATCGCAAAGCACCGAGCCGCCCGGAAAGAAGAGCAGCGGGAAGCGCAGGAGAAGGGCGATTACTTGAGCGCGCGCCATTTCAAGACGAGGCGCTATCAACGGCTGAAATGAGGGAGCGAAAAAGATGAATGCAAAAGACACTGCGGAGCGTATCCGCGGACTGAGAACTGCCATTGGCATGAGCCAAGCGAGTTTTGCCAGCATGTGCGGGCTTGAGCAGGGGCAGCTGAGCAACTACGAGTTGGGGCGTATCATGCCGACCATCCCGCTGTGCGAGCGGATATGCCGTGCCGTCGGCATCAACTTGCTCGACTTTTTGCGGGAGGATGGCAATGAGAAAAGCGGCATTCCGACCGAGGAATGCATCGGCGAGCGTGTGAAAGCGCTACGGATGATGCGCGGAATGAACCAAACAGAACTTGCGGAAAAGTCCGGCGTCGCAGACAGCACGATTTCGTCTATCGAGCGCGGCGAGCGATACGGTATAGTCACAACGTATCTCTATCTTGCCGAAGCGCTGGACGCGTCCATCGGAGAACTGTTAGGAGGTGAATGACATGAGCCGATTCGTCATGAGCAAGACCCCGTGGGAGCGCTGCGTCTATCCGGCGCTCAAGGCGGCGCTCGAAAAGACCGACTACAACCAAACGACGCTTGCCAAGGCGACGGGCATCCATGGAAGCAACATTTCGCGCTACATCAAGGGCGACGTGGATTCGACCATCAGAGGGCTGCTCGCGCTGGAAGACCTGACCGGGAAGCCGTTCCGCGAGTTATTCGGGGAATGTGAGGGGCGCCGTGGAAGGGTATAGCAATCAGCCGATTCCGAAAGAGGCGGCAAAGAAACTGTTAGCTCTCGATTTGGAAGACAAAGAAATTCTAACCTACGAAAAGCTCGACCAGTGGTACACCGCGTGGGACGGGAAGTGCTACGTGTCCTTTTCCGGCGGCAAGGATAGCACCGTGCTTGCCTATCTGGCGGCAAGATATCTGTCATCGTTTCGCACGCCGAAGTGGCCGCTGAATCTGGTATTTGTCAACACGGGGCTGGAATACCCGGAGATACAGAAGTTCGTGAATGAGTACGCCGTGTGGCTGCGGAGGGAGTTTCCCCGCGTGACCGTCAACCTACACCGTCTACGTCCGAAGATGAACATCCGGCAGGTGGTGACGAAGTACGGGTACAGCATCGTAGGAAAGGATGTGGCGCACCGGATAGAAACAGCGCGGCGTTCACCAGATAGCCGAAGTATGAAGCTATTGCGTGGGGAAGTCTTACGTGCCGATGGGGAAAAGAGCATGTACAACTGTGAAAAGTGGGGGTATTTGCTTTCGGCTCCATTTCTCATATCAGACAAGTGTTGTGGAATTATGAAAAAGTCCCCATCAAAGAGCTATGAGCACCGAGCGGATGTCAAGCCCACGACGGCAACAATGGCGGAGGAAAGTCTTCTGCGGATGCAAAAATGGCGCGAAACCGGCTGCAACGCCTTTGACGGCAAGCGCCCAATGAGCAAGCCTATGAGCTTCTGGACAGAACAAGATGTACTGCATTATCTGCAGGGCGAAAACATCCCGTATTGCAGCGTATACGGGGACATCGTGTCAAGCGACGGGGAAAATGATTATCCGTCAACGCTAATCGAAAAGCCGCTGCATTGCACGGGCTGCCAACGCACGGGCTGTATGTTCTGCGCATTTGGCGCGCATCTCGAAAAGGGCGAAAACCGCTTCGAGCGCATGAAGCGCACGCACCCGAAGCACTACGACTTCTGCATCGGCGGTGGGGCTTACGATCCTGCTGACGGGATGTGGAAGCCAAGCGAAAAGGGCCTCGGCTATGGCCGAGTGCTGGATTATATCGGAGTGGGGTATTGATTTTGAACATCAGAGACACATACAGCTGGATACCCACAGCCTTTGAGGGCGCGAGCGGATTATGCAGTTTTGAAAAATTGAAAACCGTGCACGGCAGAATCGTCTACATCAACGAGGCGCACCGCTACTTTACGGCGGATGCGGATATCAACGGGAAGAATCTCAGAGAGAGTTTTAAATTTTAACAAAAATCAGGAGGAATTTCATCATGAACAACAATCAGGACTACATCGTTCGCTGCGACCGCGCAGGCGTATTTTTCGGCAAGATCAAGGAGAGAAACGGCTCCGAGGTCACCATGACGGAGGTGCGAAAGCTGTGGAGCTGGGACGGCGCGTGTGCCGTGGAGCAGTTGGCGCAGGATGGCACAAAAACACCGGGCAACTGCCGTTTTACCGTGACGGTCCCGGAGATGACCGTGTTTGGTGCGATCCAGATCATCCCGTGCACAGACACGGCATCTGCGTCTCTTCGAGGTGTAAAGGAGTGGAAGAGATGACGCTTGACGAGAAGATCAAAGCATTTCTGACTGTGAGCTACGGCGACGGCTCCGGCTCCGGCGACGGCTACGGCTACGGCCCCGGCTACGGCTACGGCTCCGGCTACGGCGACGGCTACGGCTACGGCTCCGGCGACGGCTACGGCTACGGCTCCGGCTCCGGCTACGGAATTAAAAGCTTCAACCGGAAAACGGTTTATCGAATTGACGGCGTAAACACGCTGATTCGTTCCGTGCGCGGAAACACTGCGCACGGGGCAATTTTGAACGGCGATTTGACGCTCACACCGTGTTATATCGTCAAGCAGGACAACATTTTTGCACACGGCGAAACGCTGCGCGAAGCAATGGAAGCGCTGCGAGACAAGCTTTTCGAGGATATGCCGGAAGATGAGCGCATTGATGCGTTCCTGCGCGAAACAGACCGAGAGAAAGTATATCCGACACTGTATTTTTACGACTGGCATCATCGCTTGACCGGTTCGTGCGACATGGGGCGAAAGCAGTTTGCCCGTGACCACGGTGTTGACCTTGAGCACGGCATGATGACGCTGATGGAGTTTTTGGAGCTGACAAAAGACGCTTACGGAGGCGATGTGATTCGAAAAGTGATTAGTAAGATGCAGGAGGTGGAGTGATGGAACGACTAACATACCGTGATAAAGACGGATTCCCGATGATGAAAAAACGTGGTGGAATCAAACAGGGCGGCGTTGAGCGCCTTGCCGCCTACGAGGACACGAGGCTGACGCCGGAAGAAGTGGCAGCTTTGGGAAGACTGTTTGATTACGCTTTGGAAGAATCTAAAACGCTGGCGGAGCAGCTTGCATTGCTCAATCGCATCCGCGAGCTGGCCGAGGCCGACAAGGACGGGCGGCTGGTGGTGCTGCCGTGCAAGGTGGGGGACACGGTGTACATGATCGAGCGCATTTTTGACATTGATAATGGCGTATGCGATGAGATATGCGCCAGAAAGGTAATAGGATACGGCGGGAACAATCTGAATAAATTGTGGCTCATAGGGAGCGGAGGCATATGCAACGTCTCTATTTTCGTTTCGGAGTTTGGCAAGACCGTATTCCTGACCCGCGAGGAGGCGGAGAAAGCCTTAAAAACAAAGGAGGGGTAATATGCCGCATGGTAGCGCAAGTCAGTCTGGCGAGCATAATGGCAACTATAAGCATGGTGGGAAAGGAACAAAACTATACAACGTCTGGCGTGCTATGCGTAAGAGATGCGCCCTTAAGACTGATACGCATTATAAGCGATACGGGGGCCGAGGTATCTCGGTATGCGAAGATTGGCAAAGTTTTTTAGCGTTTAAAAAGTGGGCAGATGAGAACGGGTATAAAGAAGGCCTTACCATTGACAGGGTAGATAATAATGGGGATTATTGCCCAGAAAATTGTCGTTGGGTTGACAGAAAAACTCAGGCAAACAATTTGGAAGTGACTGTGAAAATTAAAGTAATAGATACCGAAAAGACGTTGCATGAGTGGGCTGACTTTTTAGGTATAAACCCGTATACGTTATATGATAGGCTGAGGGCTGGATGGCCGCCAGAACGTGCTCTTTTTGAACGCGTAAGTTTAAATAAATATGAGCACCAAAAGAAAGCATTGGAGGCGATGAAGGATGAATGATTGCAAAAACATGGACTGCCCGTGGCGCTCAAACTCTACAAGCAACCCGTACCATTGCGATATTTTCATTTGCCAGAGACGTGACGACGGAACGGTTTTGATTGCGAGCAATCACACGCTGACCAAAGACGAACTTATAGCTTTAAGGAGGGCTGAAAATGGCTGAATACATTGAGCGCGGTGCATTTATCGAGTTGGTGAAAGATATTCCAATGTGGGGCAGCGTGGCGGCTATGTTTGCGGATAGAATCCCCGCCGCCGATGTTGCCCCGGTGGTGCATGGGCGGTGGATAGTCCGATTTGGCGGCCCATATAATCGTCGTAGATGCTATTGCTCGCATTGCGGAAAACATAACGGGGTTGGTGGCATAGCTAAAAACCAAGAAAAGCCGTACTGCCCCAACTGCGGCGCAAAGATGGACGGAGGTGACAGCGATGAGGCTGATCGACGCTGATTTATTGGAAGACCAGTTTGGAATATCCGATGAAGACCTTCTTGCGCTTGACGAAATTCGACACGCTCCCACCGTTGATGCCGTGGTCGTGACGCGGTGCAAGGACTGCAAGCACAGCGCGCTGCCGTCTGAACTTCCCCAGCGATACGGGAAGCCGGGGATACTGACGTGTCACAACAGATATTCGCCATGTAATAGACGCAACGTTGGTGAGGACGATTTTTGCAGCTACGGCGAACCGAAGGAGTCCAAAAATGCTGACGATCACGATTAAAGCCAACGTCCCCGCCGCTGACGCGCAGGGCATCAAGGAGCGCATCGCCATGGACATTGAGCGATACGGCGATTGTAAAGTCGTGAGCGTCGTGAGCGACCGGGGACGGGAAGAACAGCTACGAATGAAAGGAGCCAAATTATGAGCATCAACGTAAAGAAGTACACCAAAGACCAGATGGCGAAGATGGTGGAGGACGCGCAGGCGGAAGTGCAGGAATTAAGGCGGGTAAACGCCGCACTGACCGAGCAGATCGACCAGATGAACGGCGAGGCCATCAACAAGGCAAACGAGATCGCGAACCTGAAAGCGGACGCGGATGCGCTGCGAAACAAGCTCGCTGACACCGAGGCGGCGCTTGGGCGAGCGAATGATGAGTGCGCTTTTAAGCAAGAGGCCCTTAATGTAATGCGCAACAGGCGCTACAACGCCGAGCAGCGCGCCGATTACGCAGAATCCCACCCGTGGCGCAACCTGTGGGCGTGGCTCAAAAGAAAGCTCAAAATGGCATAAGAAGAGGCGGGGCGAAAGCCCTGCTTCTCTTTTTGCCGTGAGGGAGAACCCCTTTCTTTTCTTTTATATTTCTTTTCTTTCGGGAGAGGGTGCTATATGCAGGATGTATCTATGTTGTGTGTATGTAACTATACAAGGGAGAGCACAGGAAGAGGGAGAGAAAGTTTCCACGCCCGTGGTGAGAAATAAAAGATGGCGTGTTACCGTCGGAAATAGGAAGCTCGGTTCCCCGAGCGGGGGATAAGAATGCTGTGCGATAAGGCCGAGGACGGGGGGCTTGCAGCATAAAAAAGAAAGGCGGTGGCGGCATGGCAAAAGCAGGGTGTCATCCCAAATATGCGACGGTCGAAGAAATGCAGGCCGTCATTGACCAATACTTCGAGGATTGCAAGGGCGAGCCGATCATAGGGGACGATGGTATGCCAATCCTCGACAAATTCGGGCAGCCGTTTATCATTCATCAGCGCCCACCGACGGTGACGGGGCTCGCGCTTGCGCTGGGATTTACGAGCAGGCAGGCGCTGCTGAACTATCAGGCAAAGAAAGGATTCGTTGACACGGTTACGCGCGCGAAGTCTCGCATCGAGGCTTACGCCGAGGAACGGCTCTTCGACCGAAACGGCCAGCGTGGCGCTGAATTCAGCCTGAGATACAATTTCCGCTGGGCAAATGACGAGAAGAAGGACGACAGCGGAGAGAGCGTGTGCGGTGTGGCAGAGCTTCCCGCGGTGATGCCTGTTCCGCAGGACGCGGGAGGTGATGCGAATGGCGAAGCGTAGCGTGGTATGGAAGCCGCAGCCCAAGCAAGCGCTCTTTATGAGCCGCTGGGAGGATGAGGCTCTATACGGCGGCGCGGCCGGTTAGGCGGGGGAAAATCCGACGCGTTGGTCATCGAGGCATTGCGGCAGGTGGATATCCCGTATTACAAGGCGATTATCCTGCGAAAGACCTTCCCGCAGCTTGCCGAGCTCATTGACAAGACGCTGAACTACTACCCGCGTATCTATCCGGGCGCGCGCTACAACGGCAGCAGCCACACGTGGACATTCCAAAGCGGGGCGAAAATCATCTTCGGTTCGATGCAGTACGCAAAGGACAAGATCAAGTATCAGGGTCAGGCGTATGACTTTATCGCATTCGACGAGCTGACCCACTTTACATGGGAAGAATACAGCTACCTCTTTTCCCGCAACCGACCGAACGGGCCGGGGACGCGGGTATACATCCGAAGCACGGCGAACCCCGGCGGGGTGGGGCACGGATGGGTCAAGGAGCGTTTCATCACGGCAGCACCGCCGATGAGGACCATCCGCGAGGATGCAGTCGTGCGCTTTCCGGATGGGCACGAAGAGCATCGGCAGAAGAGCCGCATCTTTGTGCCGAGCACGGTATTCGACAATAAGATACTGCTCAAGAACGACGACAGCTATTTGACGCGCCTTGCGTCGATGCCGGAGGCGGAGAAGAACGCACTGCTCTACGGCGACTGGGACACGTTCTCCGGGCAGGTGTTTACCGAGTGGCGCAATGACAGCGAACACTACCGCGACCGCATCCATACGCACGTCATCGCGCCGTTTCAGGTGCCGAAGGAGTGGCCAATCTGGTGCGCAATGGACTGGGGCTATTCAAGGCCGTTCGCCATCGGCTGGTTCGCGGTCGACCATGACAGGCGTCTCTACCACATCCGGGAATATTACGGCTGCACGGGCACACCGAACGAGGGCGTGAAGATGGAACCGACGGCGGTGGCCCGCGAGATGAAGCGCATTGAGGCAGAAGACCCGAACCTCAAGGGGAGGCACATCTTCCGCGTGGGCGACCCCGCCATTTGGGGCACACAGGGCACGGAGAGCATCGGCTCGCTCTTTGAGCGCGAGCGCGTCTACTTCGAGAAGGGGGATAACGCCCGCATCGACGGCAAGATGCAGCTGCACAACCGATTCGCGTTTGATGAGAACGGCGTGCCGATGCTGTATATCTTCGATACGTGCAAGAATTTCATCCGCACGGTGCCAAACCTCGTTTACGACGAAAAGGACGTTGAGGACGTGAACACCGAGCAGGAGGATCATATCTACGACATGACACGCTATGTGTGCATGGAGAATCCCATTGCGGCGCGGGTAAATAAGCCGCCGAAGCCGGTCTTGTACGACCCGCTGGACATCAACACGCCGAGCTACGACAGATATGCGTGGTTCCAACACAACTGACAGGAGGGGAAGACATGGCAGGGACAAGAAAATTCCCGCAGACGCAGCAGCAGGCCGACGCGGCTGGCGCTGCTGCGATGTTGGATGCAAAGGCAGAAGCGCCGCTTGTAGGCGCATTCCGCGACAGCGACGCGGCGATGAGCAGCGGCGCAGCCATCGGCAGCAAGGAGATCGGTGACGCCGTAGAAACGCTGCAAAAGTACAAGCAGGGCAAGAGCAACTTCGAGAACCGTATCATCAGCGAGGAGCGCTGGTGGAAGCTGCGGCATTGGGAGGATATCCGACGCGGGACGAAAGACGCGGGGGAATCTCCCGAGCCTGCGAGTGCGTGGCTGTTTAACTCGATCATGAATAAGCACGCCGACGCGATGGACAACTACCCCGAGCCCGTATGCCTGCCTCGCGAGCAGAGCGACGAGGAAAGCGCGCAGACGCTCTCGTCCGTGCTGCCGGTCATCATGGAATACAACGAATTTGACAGCACATACAGCTTCGAGTGGTGGGAAAAGCTCAAACACGGTGTGGCGATCTACGGCGTGTTCTGGGACAAAGAGAAAGACAACGGGCTCGGCGACATCGCTATCGAGGGCATTGACCCGCTGAATATCTTTTGGGAGCCGGGTATTGAGGACATCCAGAAGAGCCGCAACGTGTTTACGGTGGCGCTCGTCGACCGCGACATCATCGAGGACGAATACCCGCAGTTTGCGGATAAGCTCAGCGGCAGCAGCATTGAAACGGCGAAATACGAGTACGATGACACGGTGGACACGAGCAACAAGGTCGCCGTGATTGACTGGTATTACCGCAAGAAGACCGCAGACGGGCGAACGGTGCTGCACTACGCGAAGTTCATCGACGAGGAGCATATCATCTACGCCAGCGAAAATGACCCCGAATATGCGGAGGGCGGTTTCTACGAAGATGGCGAATATCCGTTCGTGTTCGATGTGCTATTCCCCGAAAAGGGCACACCTGCGGGGTTTGGGTATACGGCCATTGCAAAGGATCCGCAGCTCTACATCGACAAACTGTGGGGAAACATCCTCGAAACTTCAATGATGGGCAGCAAGCGCCGGTATTTCGCGAGTGAAAGCCTGAATATCAACGAAGAAGAGTTCCTTGATTGGCGCAAGCCGATCATCCACGTGTCCGGCCAGATCGACGAGAGCAGGCTCCGCGAGGTAACGACGCGCCCGCTCGATTCCATCTACGCGAATATCGTGCAGATGAAGATCGACGAGATGAAGGAAACGAGCTCAAACCGTGACGTGTCCAACGGCGGAACATCCAGCGGGGCGACGGCTGCGGCGGCTATTTCTGCATTGCAGGAGGCGGGCAACAAGGCAAGCCGCGATATGATTTCGGCGTGCTACCGCGCGCAGGCGAAGATCGTGAAGCTGTGCATCGAGCGCATGCGGCAGTTCTACGACGCAGCGCGCACTTTCCGCATCACAAATGAAATGCCCTACGAGTATGCGCAGATCGGCGTGAACGAGCTGGGCGATCAGGTGACGGGCGTGGATAGCCTCGGCAATGACCTGTTCCGCAGACCGGTCTTTGACATCAAGATCAAGGCGCAGAAGAAAAACCCATTCTCCCGCGCAGAACAGAACGAGCGGGCGAAAGAGCTGTATTCGCTTGGGTTCTTCTCCCCAGACAGGGCACAGGAAAGCATGATTGCGCTCGACATGATGGACTTCGAAGGGATCGACAAGATCAAGAGCCAGGTCAACGAAGGCGCGACGCTCTACAACGTCGTGCAGCAGCAGAGCGATCATCTGCAAAAGGCGCTCACGGTTATCCAGCAGCTTACGGGACAGGACATGGGCATCGGAATGACTGGCGGCACGCAGAGCGGTGGCACGACCCGCAAGAGCGGCAGCAGCGGCGGAATTGAGAGCAAGAACGCCGACGCACAGAACGCGCAGACACCGTACATGCAGAAGCTTGCCGAACAGTCTAAGCCGAACATGGACACGGGCAGCAGCGCGGCGATGCCGGGGGTGTAAGTGCATGACGATGGTTCACATCGAGCACGAAATCGGCCGCTACATGATCCTGTGCGAAGGCCATTCGGCGGACGAGAAATGCTGCAACTACATTACTGGTGTGATGTACGCTTTCGGTGGCTATGTGAAGAACATGGAAGCCGAGGGAGACTGCGAGGTCTACGGTTTTGAGATCGACGAGGGGGCGCCGCGCTTCCTCATCCACTGCGGCGGCGATGAGCGCATCGAAGCGGCATTCATCGCCGCGTGCATCGGGCTCAAGCAGCTGGAAGACACGAGGCCGGACGCGATCTTCGTGCACGTCAAAGAAAATTAAAAAAATTTTTCTCACCCGTGGTGAGTTGGAGGAAGCCGCATGTTACGCTTTAGGCGTGCGAGTGGCTTCCTCCTATTCATACGCCCGCAAGGGAGGGTCGGCGTTTTTCTTTATCTTTTCGCCGCTCTCCCCTCCCCTGCGGATAATAGGAAGCGCTGCACGGCCTACACGGAGGGCCAAATATCCGCGATTTGACAAGCAGGAGGGATACCATGAACCTCAAAACCACGCTTCGCGTGATCCTGAGCCTCTTTGACGGCGGCGCTGCCGCTGCGGGAGCCGCTGCCGGTGCATCGGGCGGCGCTGAGGGAGGCGCGAGCGCACAGGGCGAGACCACGAAGGCAAGCTCTTCTCCCACCCGGAAGGGCAAAACGGGCGAATACGCCAACGTCGTGTTCGGCAAGCAGGAGACACCTGACGATACGGGGGCCTCTTCTGGCGAGCCGAAGGGCGAGGGCGCGAAGATGCAGCAGCGCGACGCCGGGGCTGCGGGAAAAGGCGGGGAAGACCTGAAAAAGGAGTTCCTTGACCTCGTAAACGGCAAATACAAGGACGTGTACACTGCGGAGACACAGCGCATCATCAATCGCAGATTCGGCGAGGAGAAGGCTAAAGACCAGAAAATCGCCGATTCGCAGCCCATTATCGACACACTGATGCGCCATTATGGCGTGACGGACGGCGATATGAGTAAGCTGCGTGCGGCTTTTGAGGGCGATGCGGCGCTCAACAGCGTGCTCTACAACGCGGAAGCGGAGAGCATGGGCATGAGCGTGGAACAGTACCGCGAGTATGCGCGGATGCAGCAGGAAAACGAAGCGCTCAAACGTCAGGAAGAAGACAGGCAGCGTCAGCAGAAAGCCGACGAGACATATAACGACTGGATTCGTCAGGCGAGCGAGCTGGTCGGCACGGCGGACGCGCCGGGCGAGTACCCTGACTTCGACCTCAAGCGCGAAGTCGCGGAGAATCCGCGTTTCATTGCGATGCTGCGTGCGGGCGTCCCTGTAAAAGACGCTTACGAGGTATCCCATTTAGGCGACATTCAGGCTCGTAGCGCGGCGAAAGCTGCGGCGGAGATGGAAAAGCGCGTGATGGACAACGTCCGCGCGAAAGGAATGCGCCCGAACGAGAACGGAACCACTTCCCAGCCGGGGGTCATTGTCAAGAGTGACCCGAGCAAATTCACGAAGGCCGACCGCGCAGAGATCGCAAGGCGCGTGCGGCGCGGCGAGCGCATCGTATTCTGATGCCCGCCTAATTTACCGACTGTAAGAAGGGAGACAAAACTCTATGAAGAAGTTCAAAGACATTTTCATTCTGCCCGTCATTCTGAGCCTGTTTGAGGGTCAGACGAACGTGACGACCGATGCCGGTCTCTCGGGCGAGATGAAGACCTACTACTGCGACACCCTGATTGACAACGCCGAACCCGAGCTGGTGCATGACCGATTCGCGCAGAAGCGCAACATCCCCAAGGGCAAGGGCAAAGAGATCGAGTTCCGTAAGTATGATCCGCTGCCCAAGGCCTTGACGCCCATCACCGAAGGCGTTACGCCCAAGGGCCGTAAGCTGTCCATGACCACGCTGACCGCGCAGGTCGACCAGTACGGCGATTTCGTCGAGATTTCCGATATTCTCGACCTGACCGCCATCGACAATAACCTGCAGGAAGCGACGGTGCTGCTCGGCTCTCAGGCGGGCCGCACGCTCGACACCATCACCCGCGAGGTCATCAACGGAGGCTCTAACGTCCAGTACGGCGAAGGTCAGGTGACGGGTCGCCATCTGCTTGTTGGCGGCGAGACCACGGGCAACCACTATTTCACGGTGCGTGCCGTCCGCAAGGCGGTTCGCTTCCTGAAAACCATGAACGCCCCGCGCTATGAGGGCTCCTACTGGGCCATCATTCACCCTGACTGTTCCTACGACATTCAGGATGACCCTGATTGGAAGCGCCCGCACGAGTATAAGGACACCAGCAACATCTACGACGATGAGATCGGCAAGATCGCGGGCGTCCGCTTCATCGAGACGACCGAAGCGAAGGTGTTCCACGCCGACGACCTGACCGAGGGCGCACGCGACCTGACCGTCAAGAGCGCATCCGGCAAGGTCCTGACCGTAAACGAGGCAATCACCACTGCTGACGCCGCAAAGCTGGCTGGCCGTGAGGTCGTCATCGGTGGTGCGCTCCTTGAGATTGAGAGCGCCTCGGCTGCGGGTGCTGGCAGCGCGACGATCACGCTGAAAGAAGCACCTGCTACCACCCCGGCGGCGTCGACCGCCATCTATCCGGGCGAAGCCGGTGCGAAGGGCCGCAACGTCTACTCCACCCTCATCATGGGCGCGGAGGCTTACGGCACGACCGAGCTGACCGGCGGTGGTCTTGAGCACATCGTCAAGCCGCTCGGCTCTGCCGGTACGGCTGACCCGCTGAACCAGCGTGCAACCGTCGGCTGGAAAGCAACCAAGGTCGCCGAACGTCTGGTTGAGGCGTATATGATTCGCGTGGAAACGACTTCCACGTTCGATGAGACCCCGCTGACCTAACCACCAAGGGGGCAGCTGTGAACGCCGCCCCCGCCACTGAAACGGAGGAAAGACCGATGAGCGAAGCAAAGAACGCCGTTGCGGCTGTGAACGCCGATCGCGCGGGCGAGGAGTACGTCAGCGTCCGCCTGTTCAAGGACAGCGGCAAGTACAAGGATGACCTGCTGGTGTGCGTGAACGGCGAAAGCTGCCTGATCCAGCGCGGCGTGACCGTGCAGGTCAAAAGAAAGTTCCTGTGGGCCATCCAGAACCAGATGAGACAGGACGCCTCGACCGCGAATCTCATCCAGACGATGAGCAGCGACTACGTTGAGAGTGCGAAAGCCCACAACGCGTAAGCGAATAAGACCGCGAGACACGAAAAATGAGTTGCGACACGGCGCAGCAAGGGACGAAAAAGTCGCTCTTGCTGCGCCGTTTTCCATAAGAGAGGTGACAACATGGTTATTGAAAATGCTTACGCGCTCGAAGAGATCAAGCTCGGGCGCAGGGGTGAGAATCAGGCACGCAAGGTCGTCTTTGACGTGCTGGGAAAGTGGCGCGAGGGCTACGGCGAGGGCGTCGCAAGCCTGATCGTGCAGCGAAACGGCGATGCGCAGCCGTATCCCGTGACGGTGACGGAAGAAGACGGCGCGCTCGTGTGGCTGGTATCGAACGTTGATACGGCGGTTGCCGGTGAGGGCGCGGCAGAGCTGCGCTACACCGTTGGCGATACCATTGTGAAGAGCCAGATATATAAAACACGCGTGCGCGAAACGCTGGAAGACAGCGGAGAGACACCGCCTCCGGCCTATCAAAGCTGGGTCGATGAGGTTTTGCAGGCGGCGGCGGATGCGGAGACGGCGGTTTCCAAGATGCCATACGTCGACGAGACCACGGGCAACTGGTTCAAGTGGGACGCCACGGCGGGCGCTTTTGCCGACACGGGCGTTGCCGCGACCGGTCCGCAGGGTGAAGTCGGCCCCAAGGGAGATACCGGCGAGCAGGGGCCCAAGGGCGACACAGGCGCAACCGGCCCCAAAGGAGACACGGGTGATCCCGGCGAGACTGGCCCGCAAGGCCCTGCCGGGGCGGATGGAGCCAATGGCGCAGACGGCGCCGCCGGTAAGGACGGCGTGACGTTCACGCCGAGCATGAGCGACGACGGCGACCTGTCGTGGACGAACGACGGCGGCAAGGCGAATCCGCAGACCGTGAATCTCAAGGGCCCGAAGGGCGACAAGGGCGATGCCTTTACCTATTCCGACTTTACGGCGGCACAGCTTGCCGCGCTGAAAGGCGACAAGGGAGATACCGGCCCAGAAGGTCCAAGGGGGCTGCAGGGCGAGACTGGTCCGCAAGGTGAAACCGGTCCGCAAGGCCTGACGGGTCCCCAAGGCAAGACGGGTCCGCAAGGAGAGACGGGTCCGCAAGGCGAGACGGGCCCCGTAGGCCCCAAGGGGGAGACCGGCAGCGGCTTCAAGGTGCTGGGCTACTACGGCACGAAGGCTGCGCTGGACGCCGCGCAGAAAGCGACCGCAGCGGCGGGCGATGCCTACGGCGTGGGCACGGCGGAGCCCTATGACATCTACATTTTCGACGGTATTACCGGCGAGTTCATCAACAACGGCCCCTTGCAGGGCGCGAAAGGTGACACGGGCGAGCGCGGCCCGCAGGGCATTCAGGGCCCGAAGGGAGACCCCGGCAAGGACGGTGCCAAGGGTGCGGACGGTCTGCCCGGGAAAGACGGCGCAGACGGCGCGCCGGGGAAGGACGGGACGAACGGGCGCGACGGCGTGACGTTTACGCCCGCGATAAACGCGGCGGGAGACCTCTCGTGGTCGAACGACGGCGGCAAGGCGAATCCGCAGACCGTGAACCTCAAGGGCCCGAAGGGCGACACGGGCGCACGGGGGCCTGCCGGTGCTGACGGCGCGAAGGGAGACACCGGCCCAGAGGGACCAAGGGGCCCGCAGGGTGAGCAGGGGCCGCAGGGCAAGACTGGTCCGCAAGGTGAAACCGGCCCGCAAGGCCTGACGGGTCCCCAAGGCAAGACGGGCCCCGCCGGTGCGGATGGCGCGAAAGGTGCGGACGGCGCAAAAGGCGCGACCTTTACCCCTGCTGTGTCCGCGGCGGGAGACCTGAGTTGGACGAACGACGGCGGGCTTGCGAATCCCGCGACGGTCAACATCAAAGGCCCCAAGGGAGACCAGGGCGAGCAGGGTGAGAAAGGCGCAACCGGTGCGACCGGCCCGCAGGGCCCCGCAGGCCCCGTCAATGTCCCCTCCACCACCAAGCTCATCAAGGGCAACGGCTCGGGCGGGCTGGTGGCGGCGTCTCGCGGAAGCGATTACATCGCAAGCGGCAACATCGTCAAGCAGACGCTCGTGAGCACGGAGACCACGCCCACCGAGAACTACGCTATCAACTGGTACTTTCAATAAGGAGGCGCTGAGATGGCAAGTGCAAAACTCGGCACCAAAGCCGTCGGCAGTATCGTCAAACTGAACGTCAACGGTGCAGCGAAAGAGTTTATCGTCGTCCATCAGGGCAAACCGAGTTCTCTGTACGACGAATCCTGCGACGGCACTTGGTTGCTGATGAAGGACATCTTCGAGGCCACACGATGGCACAGCTCGGATGTGAACAATCTGGAGAACAGCACCATCCACAGCATACTGAACAGCACGCTCTTGAACGCGTTTGAGAGCAACATCAGGGACGCAATCAAGCAGGTGAAGATTCCGTATCGCAAGAACGGCGGTTCCAGTGGCTCGGATCAGAGTGGTGCTAACGGCTTGCTCTGCAAGATTTTCCTGCTGTCCGGCTACGAGATTGGCTTCACGACCAGCGATAACCCCTACTTCCCGCAAGATGGTGCGAAACTGTCCTACTTTGAATCTGGAACCGACACGTCCGCCAACAACAAGCGTATTGCGAAACTGAACGGCTCGGCCGACCACTGGGGGCTCCGTTCACCGTTCACCTACAGCACCAGCTTGGTGTGGCTCGTCAACTACGACGGCGTCGTCGAGACCAGCAAAGCATCCAACTCAACTGGCATCCGCCCCGCGCTCATTCTTCCGCCCGACATGGAAGTCGACAGCTCTGGCAATGTCACGCCACCCCCTCCCGCTACACACAAGACCCTCATCAACGGCACGGTGTACGAAGTCAAGGGCGGCAAGTGCATGGTCAACGGCACGGTGTACAACATCCTCAAGGGCAGGACGCTCATCGGCGGGACGGGGTATGACATCACGTTCCCGAGCGCGGGGACGAAGCTGTCGGCGCTGGGCGTCGGGCAATCGGTGTTCACGAACGTCAGCGGTGTGAAGAAGGAATTCTTGGTCGTCCATCAGGGCTTGCCGAGCAGCTTGTATGACAGCAGCTGCGACGGAACATGGCTGTTAATGAAGGACATCTACGAGATGCGACAGTGGAACAGTAATTCTGAATTATTGTACGAAAATAGCTCTATCCACTCCTATCTAAACAGCACGTTCCTGAGCCTGTTTGATGCCAACATTCAGAGCGCAATTAAACAGGCGAAGATTCCGTATCTCAAAGGCGGAAAAGGCGGAAGTGTGCAGAGCGGCGCAAATGGACTGTCCTGCAAGGTGTTTCTTCTTGGAGGTTATGAACTCAACTTTAGAAATATATTTCCGGCGGATGGCGCGGGTTTAGACGGATTCGCAGAGAGCATCATCAATAACCCTGCCTACCTTGCCACTTATAACGGAACCCTCACCAAGTGGTGGCTCCGATCCATAACCACTTTGGACATTAATTATGCAGGATTAGTAAGAGGGTATACCTACGATAGTGCATCCGTAACAGAGAGCAACGGCATCCGCCCCTGCATCATCCTCCCGTCCGACGCCCTCGTGAACGAAGAATTCGAACTTATCGCTTAAAGGAGTGAAACTATGGTAACATACATCAAAGTCAACAACACCGAGTACCCCGCGATCATCACGGGCGAGCACAAAGACCGCACGTGGGGCGAGCGCGAGGTGAAGAACATCCGCCTGACGATGACCGCCACGGACGCGGCGGCACTGCTGCCCGACAACACGCCGTGGAGCATCATACAGCGCGACACCGTTCCCAAGTACGATTCGGACAGCCAGCCCACGGGCGAGACCGAAGAGGTCGTCAACGAGTGGGACAACAGCGCGTACAGCCTGAGCGGGGCGATCACCGACCACCGCGACGGCACGGTCACGGTCAAGATGGGCAAGCCCACGGAATCCGAGCTTTCGGCGGCGACCGTAACGGCGCTGGTCGGTCAGAGCATCACGCCGCAGCGCGCGGCAAGGCTGCGACCGATGATCGAGCAGGCCAGCGCGTCGCTCTCTGACGGCGAGGCGGCGAAGTCGCCCGAGCTGTTCCCGCGCTGGGCGGATCACATCGGCGAGACCGTCAAGCCCGGCGACCGCCGCAGCGATATGGACGAAAGCGGCGTGCTGCACGTCTACCGCGTCAACAAAGGTCAGGGCCACACCACGCAAGAGAACTGGCCGCCGCACTCCACCCCTGCCATGTGGACGATCATCAACGTCGACCACGCGGGCACGCAGGATGACCCGATTTCGGCCGCTCGTGGTATGGAGTACACCTATGGTCTTTATTACAAAGACCCCGAGGACACTAAGCTGTACCTCTGCGAGCGTATCGGTGAGCAGTCCGGTAACAAAATCACTCTCCAGTATCTGCCGCACGAGCTCGTGGGGCAGTATTTCACGGAGGTCTAATGTATGAAAATGCTGAAAGCTATCCGTGACGCGGATGCGCTACGGCCTAACAAATTGAGCACGCCGCGCAAGGCGGAAATTCTCATGGTACTTGAGCACCGAATCGCCGAGATGATGGGGGAGGAAGCCCCCGTTCTCAAGGTGAGCGTGGAGGATGACACAGCAAGCGTCGATGATATGGAATTGCTGCTGCCGGACGGGCACAACGAGTGTTACCACCTATATCTGGCAGCGCAGCTCGACGCCTACAATCAGGACAGCGCGCTCTATGCCAACGACCACGCCATTGCCAACGATGCGGTGGCCGATGCTATGGCATGGTGGCGGCGCGAAAACCGCAAAGAAAGCAAGGGCAACTGGAAGGTGTGATGACAAGTGCCGACGACATTTCAGCTGGTGGAGACGACCTTCCCGAACGGCGAAGGCAAAGACACGCAGGAGCAGATCAACGGGGTCTATGACTACCTTTTCGTTCTTCTGGAACAGCTTCGGTATACGCTCTTCAATCTGGACGGGAGCAACATCAATCAGAATGCACTGAGCGAGTTTATCAAGAATATTTCCGAGCCGATCTACGCAAAAATCGCAGATACGGACGAGAATGTAAATGAAATTTCCATTACAGCGAAAGGATTAGATGCTCGACTTAGCGACGCCGAGGGGAACATCACGCAGCTTGACACGACGGCAAAGGGCTTGCAGGTAAGTGTTTCAAACCTCGACGGTGCGATCACTAACATCAAGACCGACGTGAACGGCATCCGCGCGACAGTGAGCACCAAGATCGACGCGACGCAGGCACAGAGCATCTTTAACCAGAGCGCGACCGGCTTCACACTGGGCGCGACGAGTGGCGAGAACGGCACGATTTTCAAACTCAATTACAACGGCGCACAGATTGCGAGCACGGGATCCATCGATCTACACGTCAAGGCAGTCAACATCGACGGCACGCTGACGGCGGGTGCGCTGCGCGGCGGGAGCGTGAGCCTGCTGGCCGGAGATACCCCTGTCGGCAGCATGGATCTTGCCTACACGGGCACGGGGCAGGTCGGCGTCGGTCTGACGGCGACCTATGGTGGCATGAAGATGCACGCAGCGGGAAATATCTTTCTTGAATCCGAGCTGGGGCCGTTTGCATTGATCGGAAAAGACGATGCCAGCGACTACCCTGTCGTCTCGCTCGGCGGCGGCTATCTGGTGCTGAGCGGCAGCTATATGTTTGGGGCATCGCCGCCAAGTGCCGCGCCGTATGGCACGGTGTTTTTCATCGAGGAGTAAGGCATGGCGAGCTTTTATTGTACGCTGTCACCGGTCGACGGAGACGGGACACAGCTCAGCGTCTACGCACGGTTTACTGGCGGCGCGTCGGATTACACGTATAAGCGCTCAATCGACATCCGCATCACGGGCGTCGGGACGTTCTCATTCGATTCGAGCGAGGTCGGCGGTGGGACAAGCACCTTTGTCGGCACGATCACAGGCCTGTCTCCGGGCACGGCATACGAATGGATATGCAACATGTACTACTGGAACGGATCGTGGGTCGTCTCAGATTACAGCGATTCCGGCACGGCAACGACGTACAGCAGCGGCGGCGGCAGCGGAGGCAGCGCGAAGGCGGTCGTCAACGTCGGGACGTATGCCTATCCGAACTGGAAGAGATACCGCGCAATCGTCAACATTGGGACGTATTACAACACAAATTGGCTATCGGTTCGACCGGTCAACAATTACGGGAGCTATTCGCAACCCGATTGGAGGTAAAGAGCATGAATGAAAAGATCAAGCAGGAAGCGGCGCACGCGATGCGCCTGATCGGCATTTTGAACGTCAACGGCGACGCGGTGGACGTGGTGGCGGCGGTGCGGCAGTCGCTTCGCAATATCGCGATGATCTGCGACGGCACGGAAGCGCCAGAGAAGAAAGAAAGCGAGGGCCCGGATGAGACTGCCTGAGATCACGGCATATACGAACCGGCGCGTGCAGCAAGAGAAATTCGGAGGCATCAACCACACGTTCGGTGCGGCGGGCGGCGAGCTCTACGACATGAAGAACCTGTCGGCGCGATACTTCCCGCTTCTTTCCCCCCGTGCGAGGCGCTATACCGTCCGCAAGGATATGGGGACTGCAAACGGCATTTTCAGTGCAGGAAAGCTCTACGAGGTATACGGAACGAAGCTCTACGTCAACGGCGAGGAGAAGTCGACGGTCGCAGACAGCGAAAAGACTTTCTGTGCACTGGGCGAGCGCGTGCTCATCTTCCCCGACAAGATCGTGTGTGAAAAGGACGGCACGATCAAGCCGATGGAGGCTAGCTACGCCGCGGCGGGGCTGAAATTCGGGAATGGTACGTATGCCGACGAAAAGGCGGCGGCAAACAGCATCACGACGACCGGCGCGGCGTTCCCATTCAACGTGGGCGACGCCGTGACGATCTCGGGCTGTACAAAGGAGACCTACAACAACCGCACGCCCATCATCCGAGAGATCAGCGAAGACAAAAAGACGCTGCGCTTTTATGAAAACACTTTCCGCCTGCCCGATGGGCAGGAGAGCATCACGGAGCCCGGGACAGTCACGCTCAAGCGCAGCGTTCCCGATATGGACTTCGTCTGCACGAACGAAAACCGCGTGTGGGGCTGCAAGGGCGACAGCATCTTTGCTTCAAAGCTCGGCGACCCGTACAACTGGAACGTGTTTGACGGACTATCCACGGATGCGTTCAGCGTGGAGAGCGGCACGGCGGGAGCATTCACGGCGTGCGTGAGCTACCTTGGTTACCCGTGCTTTTTCAAAGAAGACAAAATTTTCAAGATGTACGGCACGATTCCGACAAACTTCCAGCTCATGTCGAGTGCTGTTCTCGGCGTAATGAAGGGCAGCCACAAGAGCCTTGCTGTGGCGGGCGAAACGCTCTATTACCTCTCAAAGGTCGGCATCATGGCGTACAGCGGCGGCATGCCGCGCTGCATCTCTCGCACGCTGGGCGATGATGTGCGCCTCTCTGACGCGGTGGGAGGAAGTGACGGCCTCAACTACTACGTGAGCCTGAAAGAGGATGGCAAGGCGGCGCTGTACTGCTACAGCAGCGAAAACGGCGTGTGGCATAAGGAAGATACGCTTGCCGTGGTGCAAATGGCCTATTCGGGCGGTATCATGGCCTTAGTAGACGGTGGGTGCGTGCTGCTGGGAAATCCGGCAGATATCCCGGCCAGCGCAACACGAGAGGGCACTGTTGTTAGCGAGGCGGAGTTTGCCGACTATGACGGCGGCTCATTCGACGCGAAGCACGTGCAGCGCGTACGGGCGCGGCTGGAATGCGAAAAGGGCACAACGGTCGTGTTCCTTGTCAAGTTTGACGGCGGCGCGTGGGAAGAGGTCGACCGCTGCGGGGCACAGGAGAAAGACGTTTTCACGCTCAACTGCCCGATCCGCCGCTGCGACCACTTTAGATTAAAAATCAAAGCCACAGGAGAATACCGGCTCTATGCGCTCGAGTACGAATACGTGACGGGCGGCAGAAAGTGAGGGGACAATGGCAGATAATTTCAAACACAAGAATACAGACCTGACGCTCATCAACGATTCGGGCGACCTTGATCTCATCCGGCAGTATACAGAGGCCTACAACAAGGCCTATGCCGAGGGAGACAAGGCGGGCCAGCAGGCGGCGCACGACGCAGCGGAGAAAATCCGCGCGAAGTACGACTATTCCGGCGGCGTGGACGGCAGCGAGTACATCAAACTCGGCACGGGCGCGAGCCCTGCAAAGGCTGACACGAGCTGGCTCGATAAGCTGGGCGACAGCAGCTACAACTATGACCAGAGCGGACAGATCAGCGCAAAGCTCGACGCGCTGCTGAATCGCACGCCGTTTTCCTACGACGCGGCGAGTGACCCGCTCTATCAACAGTATCGCAAGCAGTACACGCGCGAGGCAGACCGCAGCGCTGAGGATGTGCTCGGCAAGGCGGCAGTGATGACGGGCGGGATGCCGTCCACGGCGGCGGTGGCAGCGAGCCAACAGGCGAGCGACTACCAGATGAGCCAGATGACGGACAAGATTCCCGAGCTTCAGCAGCTCGCCTATAGCATGTATCAGGATAAATTGAGCGGCGACCGCGCCGACCTGAATACGCTCATCGGCCTTGAGGACAACAACTACAACCGCTGGCTGGCTGACCGCAACTATCTTTACCAGCTTGCGCGCGATCAGGTGGGCGACCAGCAGGCGGCGGATGCGCTGGCGTATCAGAAGCAGCAGGACAAACTGAACTATGACTACCAGAAGGAACGCGACGCCATCGAGGACGCACGCTATAATGCGGAATGGCAGTATAAATTGCAGCAGGCCGCGCAGCAGGCCGCGAGAAGAAATACGCGCGTCAGCACCACGCCTACGGGCGGCGGCGAGGCGGATTATGATGGCTTGTTCGCAGCGGCGCAGGCAAGCGGCTATCCCAAGAGCTTTATCTCCAACAACTATAAGAAGTACGGCTTTTCCTCTTCAAGCAGTTTGTATGACGATTATGAGAGCTGGCTCGAGGGGCAGGGCGGCGGCAGCGGAAGCGGCAGCAGCGGCAAGACACTGCCGCAGGGTCAGTTTATTGCTCTACTGAGCGGATTCAACACGTCGCTGAAAAACGGTGAAGGCGAGCGTATCCTTTCGACGCTCGACAAGGCATGGCCGCTGATGACGAGTGATCAGAAGGCAGAAATGCAGAAGCTGCTGACGCAGTACGGCTATTCCTACGAGGAGGGCTAAATGGGACGATTAGTAAAAGCGAATCCGGAAGTGGAAGCGAGCAAGGGCCAGACGACGGTTGTTGGAACCGGCACGCACGGCAGGCTTGTGAGAACGGGGGATGTGCAGCGCACATCCCCTACGGGCAATGTGGTGCAGAAGAAGCCGACAGTGCAACCGAGCAAGGCGGCAACGATTCCCGCAAAGGCGAGCAGCCCCATGTTCCGCACGCAGCAGAATGTCGGTACACCCAAAAATCAAAGCGCCCTTGCGCAGAATCTTGCGCAGGGGGCCTTGCAGAAGAAGGACGCGAAGAACTACCAGAGCAAAGAAGCGTTCGAACAGCACGTGCAGGAGGTAAAAGCCCCCACGGCCGCGCAGCGCGTCGGCAACACCGTCAAGGGCGCGGCGAAAACCTATGGCGCGGGGCTCGTCAACCTTACCGGTATGGCGCAGACCGGCAGCGGATTGCAGCGACGCGAGGAAGCAAACACCGAAATTGCCCTGTGGGATCAGGATATCAAGGCACAGCGGGACGTGCTTGCAGACCCTATGAGCACCGAAAGCGAGCGCGACACTGCTCGAAATGTCATTGCGGCACTGGAAGCGCGGAAAGCCGCATACCTGAAAGCTTACGGCGAGGGCGGCGAGGTCGAACGGACGGCGCAGGGCATCTACTCTGTTGCCGACAAGCTGTCCGACAGCGGTACAAGAGACATTGAGCGCGCCAAGAAAGATCTCGGCGCAGCGGGCCGCCTTGCCGTGGATGTCGGTGTTGCAGGCGCGCAGATGGGCGCAGACGCAGCGCTGGGCCTGTTGACAGGCGGCAGCGCGCTCCCGGCGATGTTTGTACGCAGCACGGGCGGCAGCGCGCAGGAAGCCCGCCGCGCGGGCGCGACGCATCAGCAGCAGGTCAACTATGGCTTTGCGTCCGGCGCGCTGAGCGTGGCAACGGAGAAGATCGGCAACGCGGCAGGGCCGTTCAAGAAGATGTTTGGCAAAGGCTTCCTTGATGACGTCATCGAAAGAGCGACGCAGAATCTGACCCGCAGCGCGGCGGGAAAGATCGCATTGTCGTTTCTGGAAGAAGGCGGCGAGGAGGCCATCGAAGACCTCATTCAGCCTGCCTTGCAGATGATCTATAACGGCAAGACGCTTGGTGGGAGCTATAGCGAGCTGGAAGCATCGGAAATTCTGAACGACTTCCTCGTTGGCGGTATCCTCGGCGGGCTTGGCGGCGGCGTGGAGGCCATCGGCAACCGCGGTGGGCGCTATTATGACAGTCGTTCCGAGCTGCCGAACGTGCAGACAGAGACGCGCAGCGACGCGGAGATCGTGAACGGTATTGCTGACCGGCTCTTTGCGCGCTACGACAGCATGATCGGTGAGAGCGGGCGAAAAGCGATTCGCGGCTCGTATCAGGAGGGCGAGGACACGGCACAGCACGTGAAGGACTTTAT